CCTGAGCCATCAGGTACTTGTAACCAACCAAAATTAATAAAGCCTGCATACCAGCCACCTTTATTAGGGTTTTTAAAAGCCCCTGACCTGCGCGGTCCTACAGAAGCATAAAAGTTATTGCCTGTGTTGTATCTTCTAGGAAACTTAACACCTACACTTCTTTTAAGTTGACCAGGTAAAATCTTAGCGTACACCCGCCCTTCTTTATAAACAACAAAAGTCTCGTCTGACTTTTTAATATTGTTTTTATAGGACTGCACCATAGGCTTTAAAGACTCTCTAGCAACCTTTTTTAGTATCTTCTTTGTGATACGGTCGTCAAGTCTTTTAAGCTTTTGCATAACCTCCTCAGCGCCTTCTACACTAACCCTTACCTTTTCCATTACTGCGCATCAGACCAAAGACATACAATCTTTAAAAACGCTTTACGCGCATCAGCCGACTGTACAGCTTTAATTTTATATATGTTGCTGTTGTATGATATACGCATTTCCTCATTTACGTCTGTGCGGTAGCGAATCATAAACTCTACTTTTTTAGTAGCAGCAATCATATCGCCTTCTTCAGACTCTTTACCAATCTTTTCAACAACCTTAGCCCACACAGTTGCCAAAGTAGAATACGACTTTACCTCTTGACCAAAAGCATCAGTAGTTTCACTGAATGTCTGGAGAGTTATACGTCGGTCTAATTGTCCTGCCTGGTCAATCATTAAAAGGTAAAAATGCGGAACGGGTTAAACAGATACTCTGAAGCAGTAGGTAATTGTCTCACTCGGTCACCACGGTTATCGTAAAGCTCACTAATAATAAGAAGCATCCCTTGCTTTAAAGGCTTAGGGATGTCAGCCACGCTTGTACCTACGGTATAGCGTACGATAACCTGATTGATGATGCCGTTTGTCGCAAACCATCCAGCAGTTGAAGCTATACGAGCTGGCTCTGAAATAATGTCTGAAACGTAATAAGAAGAAGCTACTGTCTCTTCAGATCCGATTTCATCTACATACTTCACACTTGTAATCGATTGCACAGGACCACGCGACAGGTAAATAATATCTTTAGACACTGCATCCTTATAATTAGGAAAGCCGTCAAAGTATTCGTCTACTGTCGTCGTAACCAATATGCGGCGTGTGTATTGTTCACACATCTCACGCGCTGCACTAATAAGCGCATTGATGAGGTCGTCATCGTCTGAACCGTCTACACGCAAAAAAGCCTTAGCTTCCGCTAAGGTGATTGGTTCGCTAGCCGCTGCTGTTACAATCGAGTAAGCCATTATCTAGTTTCTTTTGCTTTAGGTTTTGACACGCTCTTCTTAGCACGCTTCTTTGGTGGCTCCGCTACCGGGTCACAAAAGCCAGCCTGCAAGAAATCCTTTGCCATATCGCTGGGGAGTTCCGCCTCCTGTCCAATGCGGAAGCGGAACCCTGTACCAGAGATATTCTTCTTGAATACAACCTTCATTAAGCTTGTACCAAGTGTTTAACTGCGCGGCTGTCAAGAACAGCTGAGTCAGAACGTTTCCAAGAAACGAAACCAACTTCTAGCTCGTCAGCGAAACGCTCGTTAAGACGTAGCATCTGGATACCACCAGCATTACGTACTACAAACTTGCTGAAGTCAGCAGCCAAAATTGTTTTCTTACCAGTCGCGATGCTAGACTCCATATCGTTGTTCACGTATACTGGAACACCGAAAATACGGTCTGGCTCGCCTTGTGCCATGCTTGGTACAAATACTGGGAAATCGTTGCTTGACCCTAGACCCAAAGCACGAACGGCAGCAATCACGTTATCGTGAGCCATCAAACCGAATGTAGGCTTGTTGCGGTAGCTGCTATCGATGCTGTAGATAAGATCTAAGATTTCATCCGCAGTAATCGCTGTTGCTGAAGCTGCCGTTTTGCCAGCTACAGAACCAGTGATAATACCTTGTGGCTGAGAAGAACCTGTACCAGTAGTGAAGGCTGCGTTAGTTGCACGAGCGATACGCTCACCCATAGCCTCAACCAAGAACGAGTTCAAGTCGAAAGCAGAGTCTTGCAACAATTGCTGAGATACTTTCACCAAAGAGCTGTAGTTGTAAGCTGACAATTGCTTGTTTCCAAACGTCATGTCTTGTACAGTTACTGCAGCAGCTTCAGAAATCAAGTTTGCATCTGTAGCAGTATCGTTCAATGTTGGGTAATCCAACAAGCCGCCACCTGCAGTGTTTAGCTTCTTAGCCAAACGCTCAACTTCACCAGTGAACTCTGTAGCCATATCAAGCTCATTGCTGAACTCTTGAGGCACGAGGTATCCACCTAAATTGTCAGTTCCTGCCACTTGTGTAGCAGTACCTCTTTTTTGAATCATAGAACGCTCTTCAGCAGTCAAAGCAGCAAAGCCGTGACGTAGGTATTTACCGAAAGCTTCAGAAGCATTTGCTTTAGGAGCAGCTGCACGAGCCTCACCTTCTACAGATGCTAATTCTTTTTTCATCTCAGCGTTGCGCTCGATGATTTCAATTTCTTGTTTCAAGCCACGAGCATCAGCTTCGATAGCTTCAAACTTAGACTTTTCTTCGCCCGTCATTGAGCGACCTTCCGCCTGTGCAGCAGCTACAATTGCGTCAGCATCTTTGATGAGCTGTGCACGACGTCCTCTTAATTCGATATTTTTCATACTAATCGAGTTTTAAAAGTTTTAGTTTATATTCAAAGATTTCAATGTCAGACACTTCTTCAGTAGCCGCTGTAGCTTCTACTTCTGCACCTTCTGACTCAGGTGTATTATTTCTTTGTACGAGCTCACTTGTTGCCGCTGGGTACGCAGGTTGCGATACCGGAGAAACGTCAAGCAGCCTCGATACTTTCTCAATAATTCTGTATGTCTTGCCGTCGCGCTCTTCCCAGCGGTCACGGTCAATCAAAAACGCGAACGAGCTTTGGTTCACATCGCCGCGCTTCATCAATTCAATCAAGTCATTAGCATAACTTGTATTTGGCAGGTCTACTTCATAGTACAACCCACGAGCATCTGTACCGATACGTAATGTGCCGCTAGACACACGGCCTAATAGTAAAGACTCGTCGTGGTTAAAGTAAGCTCTTGTGTCGTCGTTCATTACGTCATCAAAAGCACCGCGCTCAATTTGCTCGTAAAAGCCGCCCATCCATTCAGAGTCTGAGTTGTAGACTGCAGCATAACCTCTAATGGTTCGGCCTTCGCGCTCTACTTCTTCCATTCTGAATTCACGCTTTTCTATAATAGCGGAATGGCTACGCACCTCAGCATCGTACTTGTCAATAGCACTAAACTTGTGTGCTACATTCAAAGCAGGCTTGCGCTCAATAAATGCATCTTCTTCAGCGTTGTAGCGGTAAATTCTGATCAAAGCAGCAGGGTCGTCTTCCGTACCAGTTACTTCAAAACCACTGTCTGCTGTTACCTTGCCATCACGCGCTATTCTTATAATAACACCATGCGCTTTACCACCTGAAGAGTTCCAGCGTACAAAGTCACCTACTTTCAATTCATTAGGTTCAGCACGCTCTTCGTCGTCGTAGCCGCTTTCGTCTACAGGCTCAGAAGCCTCAGGCATTTCACCTTTGCCAAACGTGATGACAATTTCTTCATCTGTCTCAACCACAGACTTGATATGTCTTTTATTATCTTCCATCTGTTCAATCGTTCTTTTGCACCAGCGGAGCATTTCATCACCTCCCCAGGCTGCATACATAATAGAGCCGCAAATCTCTTTACCATCTTCATCGGTAAAGCGTCCTTGGTCGTAAACACCTGCACGGCTCAAAAAAGAATACGTCCTAACTACGGTCTCGTCGCTAATGCTTTCTCGAGACGCTAACTGGTTGGCTCGTGCCCAACCTACAGGCGTACCGCACTTACTGCCGTTCTTTTCCTTATGGTCAAGAGCACGCTGTGCGTGTTCGCTTGCTGCTTTCGGGTAGTTATTGTACGGCATCAGTCAATTGTATTATCTGCACCGGCTTGAATCATATTCAGCGGCTGTAGGTAAACATCTCCACCTTCGATCGGGTCCATACCTTCGTAGTAGCGTATATCGTTTACCGATAGCCAGCCCCACTGTCTTGCTGTTGCGTATGAGCTGTAGCGGCTTGAAATATCACCGCGCAATAGCCCGTCCATATTCATACGGATGTAGTACGTATCATCAGCAGGAAAAAGCTTTCTGTTCAATTCAGCTTCCCAACGTTTCACCCAAGGTAAAATTGTATTGCGTTGGAACTGTATGCCCTGCTCTTCAATGTTTGCTCTGGTCGATGAGTTTTCTAAAGAACCTAAGTAAGCTAAAGGAATACGGAAAAAGCGCGCAATGTCTTCTACACCAAACTTACGCGTCTCTAAGAACTGCGACTCACTCGGTGAAATACTCACCTTGGTAAGACTCATGCCTTCTTCTAAAATCGCAGTTTTATGAGAATTGTCCATTCCCGAGTAACGGCGCTGCCAAGATGCCATAAGGCGTTTGTAAGCTTCGTCTGATAGTTTACCAGGGTGAGTCAATACCGCTGAAACGTTTGCACCATTGCCAAAGAATGAACCACCGCACTGGTCAGCTGCTAGTCCTAAGCCAATGCTTTCTCTTGCTGCTTCAATAACACTTTTTCCTACAATACCGTCAAAGCTTAAGCCGACAATGTGAATCATCTCAGTATCGTCAAAGGTTTCTTTACCTTGGTCGATATTATAGAACTTTTCATCTTGATACACCTTAACTTCAACGCGCTCTGGATGTACGGGAATAAGCTTAACAGGTTGTCCTGCTTCATTGCGTCTGATCGCGATAAATGCATTACCGTGTAAACAAAGATGCGCTTGACATACCTCGCGGAAGTTAAAATCCGTCATCATGCCATTAGGCGCATGAATCAATTTGTTTATCGGATGTGCTGAAGCTGTTTCAGTGCTTTTATCTATATCACGCTTTACGTCCCAAGGAAGTGAAGCTATAGTTTCAGAGATAACACGAACCGCACCGAATACTGCTGAAAGGCGCATAGCACTTTCTTCAGTGATTGCAATACCGGTTTTAGATGCCGAACCATCAAACATCCAAGAAGCTGGGTTTGCTAATGACGTTGAAGGCGTGTTAGGAGATGCACGAAATGCGCTTAAGATTCTCCCAAACAAGTTCTGGTTTTCGGCCATAAGGTCGTCTATACGTTGTAATTACATAACAAATATAAGTATCACTCAACGGCATAAAAAAAGCCCCGTCAAATTAATGACGAGGCGCACCGCTTAACATAAGTCTAACAATCTAAAACCAAAAAGAAATATCAGAAGGGATGCGGTGAATGCAAATAGCTTTCAACATTTACGCGGTTCTGTAAAGCACTTAAAGTAAATCTTAAACGTACGTTATCCCGTACAATGTCTTGAATAACGGCTACACCATTTCTGATGCTTACAATTTTGTATTGCCATCCGAACCTTTTGTGGAGCAGGTAATCTCCGATCTTAAATTTTTCCATAACACTTCGTTTGTTGTTGTTAGCTGAATATAGAAAAAATTATTTTACCCTGACAAAATTATTTACACACCGGGTCTTTATTTGTTTATGCAAGTGCGGCGATAGACGCACGAGCATAAAGAAATACAGCGTGAAAAACATAGTTTTTTATTTTTTTTCCTATATATATAAGGAGAAGAAAAAGAAAACTAACGGTATTTCGTTCATAAGCTAAGCGCTTACAAGAACCTTAAACCTTGCGTTTCATAGGTGCTCACCTTGCTGACATCCGAGTTTTCAACCGTCATCTTTTCACCCAAAGCCATGACCATTGCAATAATGCCGTCAATCTTATCACCGGCTTTAGCTTTCGAAAACTTCACGTTCTCTGCATCATCCCGCTTGACTACTACATTACCGACCATCCACCGGAGCATCGAATGACCGCCGTGGTGTAACAGCTGTTTCTTAACCAATACCTCCGCATTCTTGATCGGGCTCGTCATAGATATAAAGCCCTGGCCAAACGGGTCCATCTCTATACCTTCATCGGTCAACTGCTGCACCAGTGCATTAGAGTTCCAGCGGTCAAATGCAATAGACTGCACGTCAAACAGCTCTGCAGCCTCTATGATTTTACGTTTAATTACACCGTAGTCAGTCGAATTACCGTCTGTTACTATAAGCTCGCCCTTAGCTACAAAGTTGTCATAGGAGCCGCCTGTTTGCTTCCTGCGGCGTTCTACTGCTGCTTCACTTACAAATAGGTAAGGCAACACCTTTATACTGCCATCGTCCCAAGGAAAAATAAGAACGAAAGCTGTAACATCTTCTACCGCTGCAAGATCCAAACCGCCAAAACAAGGGCGTCCCTTAAGCTCTGCTAAATTCACTTCACCTGCACTCTGCATCCATTCATCGTCCGGTATCCAACCGCTCAAAGAGTTTACCCACTGATTAAGATGCAGCTGCCTGAAAGCAATCTCGGTTGAAGGCAAGGTCTTTGCCTCCTGGCTCATCTTTTCGAAATACTCAGGCTTGATACTGATACCGAAATTTGGGTTAGCCTTCTTCCAGGTTGCCACTTCATGTATGTCGTCCTCTGGTGCTGCTTCATATATTAAAGGCAAAAAGGTACGGTCTTCAATAATACCATCACGCACTTTCTTGCCGTAATCGTACAGCTCATAACATACAGAGTTAGGGTCGAACATACCAGCGGTAGATATACCAAACATTAAAGGCTGCGACCTTGCACCCATAGACGTGCTCATTACGTCCCACAACTCACGATTCTTAGCAGTATGTACTTCATCATAAAGTACAGCACTAGCATTACTACCATGAAGTACCCCAGCATCTGCAGCTACCGCTTTTAGGAATGAGTTGGTACCGTTCAATACAATTGAATTTCGATACACCTTACAACCTCTTTCAAGTATTGGCTGGTTCCGTATCATTTGCTTACACACCTCAAAAATTGCGTTAGCTTGATCGCGAGACGATGCACATACATAAATCTCTGCACCGGGTTCTTTCTCTACAAACAGCAACGCCAAACCAATTGCAGCAAGCAAGTTACTCTTACCGTTCTTACGTGGTATGAATACAAACGAGGTACGGTACTGCCGCGTACCGTCTTCGTTTACCGTACCAAATAATTGTTTGATGTAATCGATTTGCCACTCCTCAAGCATGAAGGGCTTGCCGGCTAAGTCGCCTTTTACGTGTGTACATACGCGCTCAATAAATTTAATGACGCGTGCCGCTTTGTTATGGTCTAACATTATTGTCCTCCTAATAAATCTTCTAAGCTTTCAATTTTCTCTGGTGCACTGAGCTTGGCCCTTGCCGCTGCAGTGAGTCCAAACTCCGGCAGCATCTTTTTCAATCTGTCCCAAGAGCCGTTCATCATTGCGAGCTCTGGTCGAGGTCGGTGCATCTCGTCACCTTGCGGGGTAGTAGTAGCATAGGTAGGGCCTAGTCTTTTAATCACTGCACGTGCTGCACAATAATCTTCCCACGCATCTGATAGCATTGACAAGGCAATAGCATCAAGCTCTGCCACTACACCTAAATCATCTAAGTGCTGTACCAACCATTCGAAGGTTTCCTCTGCACTCTGGTATGTAGGTAGTTGCGGACGGCCTTGTACTTCAAGCCTGTCCTCGTGTCTGTCTGTTCTGTATGTATCTGAAGCCTTTAACATCGCTGTCGGCTTCGGTTTTCTTCCTGGCATAGTAGTTATATTTTATGCTAAAGTGTTCATATTTTAAC